CCGCATGGTGGCCTACACCGGCGGGTTGATGCGGATCGCCGGGTTTCCGCACCCGGTCGTAGTGGACCTGGCGGGCTTGGACATCCCGTCGCAGAACCTGCCGATCCGGCTGGACCACGAACGCCGCCAGGGCGTGGGCCACACCCAGCGGGTCAGTGTCGAGGGTGGCCAGCTCGTGGCCGAAGGTTTGATCAGTCGCGACACCTCCTGGGCGCGGGATGTGGCGCGAAGCGGCGCTAACGGCTTCCCCTGGCAAGCGAGCATCGGCGCGGCGGTGATCGAGGCGGAGTTCATTCCCGCCGGTGCCACGGTCAACGTCAACAAGCAGCAGTTCACTGGCCCTGTGCATGTGGTGCGTCGGGCGGTGCTCAAGGAGATCAGTTTCGTCGACAGCGCGGCCGATCCGGGCACCACTGCCCGTATTGCGGCCCAGGACAAGGAGCCTCAGACCATGAACGGCAAGGAAGCAACGATGGATATCACCGACAAGCGGCAGGACACGGAGGTCCAGGCGCGGGCGGACGAGGGCAAGGAGGCCCCGTCCGCCCCCGGGGCCGCTAACGACCTGGTTAGGGACATGCGGGCCCAGGCAGCCGCCGAGAGCAAGCGTATCGCCGCCATCCGCAAGATCACCGACAGAAAGTTCCCGGACATCGAGGCCAAAGCCATTGAGGAAGGTTGGGACGTCAAGAGCACCGAACTGGAGGTGCTGCGCGCCTCGCGGCCCGCCGCTCCGGCGGCGCACACCGGCGGCACGGCCAACGGTCCGAAGGTACTGGAAGCCGCCGCGTTGATGACCGGCGGCGTGCGCGGCGACGACCTGATCAAGACGCACGGCGAGCAGATCGTCGAGGCGGCCGAGAAGCGCTACCGCAACCGGCTGGGCCTGCACCAGCTTCTGCTGGAGGCGGCTTGGGCCAACGGCTGTGATGTGCGGTTCTTCAGCGATGACCCCGAGGCGGTGCTCCGTGCGGCGTTCAGCACGTTCACGCTGCCGGGCATTCTCTCCAACGTGGCCAACAAGTTCCTGCTGGACGGCTTTGAGTCGGTCGAGCAGGCCTGGCAGCGGATCGCCGCCACGCGCAGCGTCAAGGACTTCAAGGCGGTCACCAGCTACCGGTTGACGGGCGGCTTCGAGTACGAGGAGGTTGGTCCCGACGGGGAACTGAAGCACGCCCAGGTCGGTGAGGAGAGCTTCACCAACCAGGCCAAGACCTACGGGCGGATGTTCAGCCTGACCCGCACCGACTTGATCAACGACGACATGGACGCGCTGACCGCCGTTCCGCGTCGCATCGGTCGCGGCGGCGCATTGAAGCTCAACAAGGTCTTCTGGAGCACGTTCCTCAACAACGCCGCGTTCTTCACCGAGACTCGCAAGAATTATCAGGAGGGCGCGGACACGGCGCTGTCCATCGACGGCCTGACGGCCGCGGAGCTGATGTTCCTTGAGCAGGTTGATCCCGACGGCAACCCGCTGGCCATCGAACCGCGCACGCTGCTGGTGCCTCCGTCGCTGAAGGTCCAGGCCGAACTGCTCATGAGCAGTCTGAAGGTCAACGAGACCACGACGGCCAACAAACCCAAGCCGAGCGACAACCCGCACGCGGGCAAGTTCACCATCGTCACCAGCGCCTATCTCGGCAACGCGGCCATGTCCGGTTCGAGCACGAAGGCCTGGTATCTGCTTGCCGACCCGTCGGACCTGCCGGTGATCGAGGTCGCGTTCCTCAACGGCAAGCGGCAGCCCACCGTGGAGCGGGCCGAAGCCGACTTCAACGTTCTGGGCATCCAGTTCCGTGGGTACTTCGACTTCGGCGTCGCCCTCCAGGACTACCGGGGCGGCGTGAAGATGAAGGGCGAGGCGTAAGCGCCTCGTCGTTCAACCGGCATCAGAACTCTCTTATCACGAACAGGAGCAACGAGACATGGCAGTAGCACAGTTCATTCATGACGGCGACAGCATCGACTACACGCCCACCAGCGCGAACGTGGCGGCCGGCGATGTGGTCGTTCAGGGCGACTTGGTGGGCATCGCCAAACGGGATATCCCACGCAACGCACTCGGCGCATTGGCGGTGTCAGGCGTGTTCGATCTGCCCAAGGCGCGTGGCGTTGGCGCGGCCATCGCCGCCGGGGCGAAGGTGTACTGGGACGCCCTGAGTCAACAGGCCACCACCACGGCGGACGACAACAAGTACCTGGGCAAGGCTGTCCGTGCTGCCGCCGACGCAGACGCGACGGTCCGTGTGCGGCTGGAGCAGTGATCGTGGCTGACCTGCTTCGCCAAGGCTCCCAGTGGCTGGAGCAGATGCGCACGGCGCACTGCTCCAGCCCGGTCGAGTACCGCAGGCCGCCAGAAGCATGGACGGTCCAGGCGACCTTCGGGAAAACCGGCTTTGAGGTCGCCGACGAGTCGGGCCTGACGATCCATGCCCAGGTGTGGGACTTTCTGATCCTCGCCGACGCGCTGCCGGGGGTCGAGCCGGAACCCGGCGACGTGATCGCGGCCAACGGGCGGAGATACGAGGTCGTGAACCTGGGCGGCGAAGGCTGCTGGCGCTGGAGCGATCCGTACCGCCAAACCTACCGCATTCACACCAAGGACATCGGAGCGGACACGTGAGCGACTCGACTGTCAGTAGCGACTTCCGAAGCGCCTGCGAGCGCCAGTTTGCGGAACTGCATCGCAAGCTGGACCGGCTGGACGAGGCCATTCGCGGCAATGGCCATCCCGGCATCAACGTGCGGCTGGACCGCCTGGAGCAGGATGCCAAGCGCCAGGCGAGGCTGATCTGGCTGATCGTGGGTGCGGGTATCACCGCCGCCACGTCGGGAATCATCACCTGGATTACGGGGTGACGCATGAGCCTGGTCATCGACATCGCCGACGCCGTGACTGCCGAACTGAATGCGGCACCGCCAGGCACGTTCACGCCGAGCTTCACCGCCATGCGGCGGGTGTTGCCGGAGTTTGACCTGGCCGACCTGGCGGATCTGAAGGTTTCCGTGGTGCCCAAGCGTGTGGAGATCACCGGCTCGACACGCAGCGCCAGCCAGTACGAGATCGCCGTGGACATCGGCATCCAGAAGAAGCTCGGCAAGGACCTCGACTCAGAGGTGGCAGCATTGAGCACTCTCGTTGACCAGATTGCCGACTACCTGCGTCGTCGGCCACTGGGTGCCGCACCGTTCGCCTCTTGGGTGTCGATCGGCAACGAGCCGGTCTATGCCCCCGAGCACCTGGCCGAACAGCGTGTCTTTACCAGCGTGCTGACGGTCAGCTATCGGGCGCTGAAGTAGAGGAAGCCATGAACAACACCATCATGCGCAAGATCACCGTCACCGCCGACTATCAACCGCTGGCCAGTCAGCGGCTGGTGGGATCGGTGACCATCTCCTGCCCGTCGGGCAATGCCGGGCCCGTGATCTTCAAAGGCGACGACGGTTCGGAAGTGCCCTGGATCGCCGGCGAGTGGCATAGCTTTCGATCCATCGATCTGGGCGCGGTCTTCGTCAAGGGCACGCCCGGTGACACGATCAGCATCGTCGGAGGGACCTGGTAATGCCCTACACGCCGATCGACAGAACCAGTCGGGCTGTCTTTTCCGGGAGCCTGTCCTGGCAGAACCTGCCGCCGTACGCGACGTTCGTGGTGCCGTATGCCTTCGCGCACTTTAGCGAGACGGCCGTGCCCGATCCGGTCTCACGCGGGCTCTACAACCAGATGATCGACCCGCGCCTGGGCACCTGGACTGCTGGACGCTTCACCCCGGCCCGTCCCGGCCGCCACCGTCTCTCGGCGCAGTTCGTCATCTACAAGCAGTCCAACCAAGGACAACTGGTGGATGTATTCCTGCAACTGGAGGTGATCCGATCCGGCGTCATCACCACCGTCGGCATCTGCGATGCCCTGTACCACCTGGTGCAAGGCGGCGAACTGGCCCTGCCGCTCCAAGTCGAGGCCACGCCGATCCTGCAGCCCGGCGACCAGGTGCAGGCACGGTTCGGGCTGATCGAGGGCCACCTGATCAACATCGTCACCGTCGATCCGACGCGCACGTTCTTCGACATCACGGCCTACTGGAGTTGAAGCCATGCGTGAGTTTGAGCAACCGGAACTGGCCACGGCACTGCGGGAACTGGCCATCGAGCGCGACGCCTCCTTCGCCAAGCGCCGCCAGACCTATGTGGACTACGACGCCGAAGGGCGCATTGAGCGAATCACCTGGCCCAGGGAACTGGGGCCGCAACCGGCGACAGCCGACGTGCAGGCGAAGGTGCAGATGGTTCGCCAGAGACTCGCGGATGCTGCCAAGCAGTCATGATCGGCTTTGAGATCAAGCGGATGTTCTTCGACCGCCAGGCGGTGATCTCGAAGGTGGATGCCGCCACGCGGCGGGTGCTCAGCAGGTTCGGGGCCTTCGTGCGCCGCTCGGCCAAGAGCAGCATTCGCAAGCGCAAGAAGCCAGCGCCGCCGGGCCAGCCGCCCAGTTCGCACACGGGGTTGCTCAAGAAGTTCATCTTCTTCGGCTACGACGCGGACCGCCGCAGCGTGGTGATCGGCCCGACGCGACTGAACCAGAAGGGAAGAGGCGAAGCGCCGCCGCTCTTGGAGTACGGCGGCAAGGCCACGCTGGTCAGACGTGGCAAGAAGAAACATGTGACGTACCAGGCCCGGCCCTACATGGGACCGGCCTTCGAGAAAGAAAAACCTCAACTGCCCGCCATGTGGCGAGGCAGCGTTCGATAAGGAGATCGACCCATGGCACAAGAGTTCCTGTTGGGCATGAACGCCAAGATTTACCAGGGGCCGGCGGGATCGGAGCTGTCCTCGCTGACCGAGATGGGCAACGTCAAGGATGTGACGCTCACCCTGGAAGCCGGTGAGGCGGATGTGACTACCCGCGCCAACCAGGGCTGGCGGGCGACCGCCCCGACCCTGCGCGAATGCACCGCCGAGTTCGAGATGCTCTGGAAGCCGGGCGATGCCGGTTTCGAGGCGATCAAGAACGCCTTCCTCACCGCCGGCACGATCCGCCTGGCGGTGCTCACCGGCGATCGGTCGGCCTCGGGCACGGAAGGTCCGCTGGGCGACTTTTCCATCACCAACTTCAGCCGCAACGAGCCACTCGAGGAAGGTGTGACCGTCTCGGTGACCGCCAAGCTCGCGGTCTTCGATGAATGGGTGGAGGTGGCCTGATGAAGACGTTCACGGATGCAGCGGGTCGGACCTGGACCATCACGCTGAACCTGGGCACGGCCATGAAGGTCAAGGCCAAGCTCGACATCGATCTGCTTCAGCCGGAGGCGGGCGATCCGCCGCTGCTGACACGCCTCGGGACTGACGAACTCCTCCTGGGAGAGGTGCTCTGCGCCCTGCTCGAGGGGCAGTTCGAGGCCCACAAAGTGACTGCCGACGACGTGCGGACGGCCTTCGACGGCCAGACGCTCCAGGCGGCACAGAAAGCGTTCTACGAGGAGCTGATCGATTTTTTCCGGTCGCGCGGCCGCAACGACCGGGCCAAGGCGGTCGTCAAACAGATGGCCATGATCGAGGCGGCGGTGACGGCGGTGGAGACGCGGATCGACGGGATCAACATCGACGAGACGATCCGTGGAGCGATGTCTGGCGCATCGCCGGCTCCATCGGCGTCGACCCCCGGCCTCTGACGCTGCGGCAACTGCTGTGGATGGCCGAGGGCCTGGGGCGCGAACGCTGGGCGCACACGTCGTTGATCTGCGCCCTGATCGCCAACGCCAACCGCGACCCCAAGCGGCATCGGCCCTTCAAACCCACGGATTTTGATCCCTACGCGAAGCAGGATCGGCGGCTACGGATGGCCGCCGACAAACAGTCGCTGGCAATTCTTCGAGAGGCCCTCGAGGCCCGGAAAGGCACCTGAACATGGAC